CGTCGTGCCAATAGTCGACGAGGTAGGAGGCGGCGCCAACGTCCGGCATGAGCGGCGTGCCGCCGTTGCGCAAGATCTTTTCGCCGCGTGTCAGCGGCTTTTCTGGTTCAGTCTCGCCAGAGACGACCTTGCGCTTCTTGTCAATTGGCGCGGAATGAAACCACGCCAGCTGCCGAGCGTACATGATCAGGTCGTGGCGGACTTGTTCGTAAAATTTGCCCAGTCACCGATCGCCTTGTTGACCTGCTCAGCGATGAACCCGATGCTTGGGTCTAGGTACGCGGCCTTGAACATCTCGTAACCGGTCAGGTCCTTGTACACGAACCCGTTGAACGAAGCGGTGCAGTCGGCCAGGAACTCGGCGTCCAGCTCGCGCTGCTCCTCGTCCTTCATCTTCTTGCCACCCTTGCGCACATGGTCGAGGATGGCGCGGTTGCGCTTGCCTTGGGCGCGCTGGAATTGCTTAGAACCAGGCCCATACACAGTGATGGACAGAACCTTGCCGTTCTCGTCCAGCAGCGGCTCGCCGTCAGGCGTCTCCAGCTCAATGACAGCAGTTTCTTTGACTGCGAGTTTGGAAATATCGAACATGGGTTGGTCCTTTCGCGGGAGTGATGAATTGCCCGTGCCCGACCCGGCCTCTCCCCGCGAAGGAGAGAGAGAGCCGGGCCGAGTCAGTGCGCGTTTAGCCTTCTCAGGCATCATCAAAGCGCCAGCGACTCGATGATTCCGACGCCGCCAGGCGATGTGGTCAGTTCGAGCGTGCAGGTGGCGGTGGTGATCGAGTCCACGGAGCCAACACTGACCTTGAAGCTCATGACCATAGCCTGGAAGTAGTACTTGTCGCCGTTCTGCGTGGTCACCTCGAAGCTGTACGGGGTGTCAGCCAGCGAAGCGGCCTTCATCAGGATCTGGCCTGCGTCGTCGGTGTCGAGGCCGAGCGTCAAGTTCATGGTTCCTTCGTTGAAGGAACCCTTGAACTTCTGGGTTCCGCGCGCGCCAACCGGGTTGTGGGTGACCAGCGCGTACTCGCGACCGAACTCGCCAAGGTCGGTGATTTCGCCGACAGTGGTGAATGTCAGTGCGGAGTAGCCAGCCACGTCGAAGGTGGCCGGAGCGGAGGCAGAGACTCGCAGAGTGGTCCCTGCGGAGGTATGTACAGTCATGATATTTCCCCTTTATTTCAATGACAAGAAGTGATGCCCACAGGGATGCGGGCGAACCGAAGCGACACCGACGAATCGATGCCACAACACCGTTTGTGTACGCAATTTCATTCGTACCACATGAGAACGTAATCGGCAGGTTGCGTCCATACACCGGCCTCGTTGTCCTTGCTCATCGGGCCCAGCATGCTGAATCTGCAGCTCACGACGCGCTTTCCGGCGACGATCGTATTATACCTGAAGTCCAGCACAGAACGCAACGCAGCATGAATTGCTTTCACTTTGGCGATGTCTTGCGCCAAAGGATTGATCTGGATGCGCGCAACCGCCATGTTCGGTTCGCCCGCGTAGTTGACGTTCGGGCGAGGCTGCGCGTCCACGACCTGATAAACGATCGCTGGCATCGCGGTGTTCTGCGGCAGCTGCGCGAGCGCCTTCCGGTCGCCGACCAGCGCCGTGATAGCCGGCGCGTTGAGCAGCGCCGCGACGATGATCTCTGCGTTCATTTCTTCGCCGCCTCCTTGGCCAGGCGCTTGCGGATGTAGTCCGCCGCCGCGTTGACTGCCTCAGCCTGGCCGCCATCGAGCGCGGGTCGCATGAACGGCCGTGGTGCGGATCCTGGGTGATCAACAACTTCGCGCGCCAAGCCAGCGAAGAACAGGCTCTTGCGCTTGCGTGGCTTGATGAAGTGGCGCGCGGTGCCGAACTCGACCATGTGCGCGTAAAACGCCTTCTTGCCGCCTGCGCGCACGGTCGCGGAAACCCGGCCGCGCTTGGACCGAGTGCTGACCTTGATGCTGTCGCGCAGCTTTCCCGACTTGACCGGCACCAGCTGCTTGGCCCGGCCCTCAAAAACCTTCGCTCCAGCACGCATCGCGCCACGCAGGATGTTGCGCTCGACCTTGGCCGGAAGCTCCTTCAAGAGCTTGTCCAACTCGGACAGGCCTGAAACGTGAAGTTCACTGACCATCGAGCGACCCCTCCGTGCAGTCGAAGATAATGAACCGGTGCGCTTCGTCCAGGTCGCGCGCAGCGGTGATGTTGAGCAACCGAATCCCTGCGGGAGTGGGATAGCTGATGCGCATCGCGGCGGCATCGATCAGCGGCAACAGCGCCAAGTTGTAACGCGTCGCAACCGTGTGGGTCAGGTGCGAGCCGATCGCCATGGCGCGCAACTTCTCGCGACCTCCGATGGGCTTCACGTTGCCCCAAACGGTCACTACATCAAACCAAGCGTCCTGCTCCTGGCCGTATTCGTCCTTCACGACGCTGCGCCGTTGAAAAGTGAGGCGTTTGTCCAGGCGTCCGATGTCCATCATACACCGAGCCCCTCTCGATAAGGGTACAGCAGCATATAGGCCGCCTCCGGAATCGCTGCCTGTGCGTCGCCCCGGCGCTCGAACAGGTGCGCCGCGATGAGCAGGATGCCCGCTTGAATCTGCGGATTCATCAACACGCCGCGGAAGGTCTCATCGGCCTCAGAAAGCGCCTGCTGATACACATAGTGGGCGTACTCCACCGCCGCCTGCTTAGCAGCAGGGTCTGTCAACGCTTCGGCTGCTTCAATCGCGTCGTCCAGCGCCTGCTTGGCCGCCACCAAGTCGATTGCAGCAACGGCCGCGTCCTTGGCTGCCTGGTCGGCGAAGATGCGCCGGTTGAGGAATCTCATGGCCGCATCCTCGGCCGCATCAAGGTACATCTGCACCTGTTGCGCCGGGTAGTCCGGCTCCAGGCGCAGATGCTCCCTCGCCACGTTGATGTCGATGATGCTCATCGTTTGGCTCTGCGGCGCTCAGGCTTTTCTTCTGCGGCAGCTTCTGCGGGCGCATCAGACGGCGTGGCCGCCTTTTCGACTAGGTCGGTAGTTGCCAGGCCCTGGTCAATGAAGCGCTGGGCCACGCCCTGCTCCATCTCTGCGATCAGGCCGGCGCGGGGATCGGGTGGGATGAACTTGATTCGCATGGCTTAGCTTACAGGCGGGCCTCTCAGCCCGCCCGCCTCTCTACGGGTTACGGCAGGTTACCGAACACGAACGCCTCGGGGCGGTACACCGCCAGCGCGAGGCGCTCTTCCGCCAGGATCGTCACCATGTTGCGGATGAAGTCGTCCTGGTTCTCGGTGGAGACCTCGACGCGCGCCTCCCAGCGGTCGAACAACTGGGCCCCCAAGCGGAACGCGCCGGTGAGAAACTTGTCTTCCTGCATGGCCGGGGTGATCACCACAGGAATACCCCACAGCGACGCGGCAGCATTGCCCTGAGGGTTGCCGATGATGTAGCGCCCCTGGCTGTCTTTCAGGAGCTCGACACGGGTCCAGTCCTTCGGGTTCATCACGATGCCGGTGGACGGGTACTCGGCCAGCTCAGCTTGCAGCAGGGCAAGCCGAATCTGATCGATGATCGTCGCACCGGACACAGTGATCGGCGCGGTGTAGGCGCTGGCTTGCGGCACGATACCAAGCAGATTCTGGCCGGTGCCGTCGCCGTTGAGCAGTTGCTGCTCCTCGACATAGGCCAGGCCATAGCGCAGGCGCTGATCCACGATACTCTGAAGCTGGGATGCGTCGTCCAGGATCTGGCGGGACGCCTTGACCCAGTGGGCGATGACCTTGGCGGAGGTCGTGACCAGATCGAACTTCATCGAGGATTCGGGCTTCACCGCATTCTCGGCCACCGGGGCGGCGTTGTTGGTGAAACCGGTTTCCTTGACGTATTCCAGCGTGCTGCCATCCATGCGGCCGGGGCTCAGCAGGTCGCGCACCGTCATCCGCCGCTGAGGCAGCGCGACCACACCAGGAAGGCGGGTAGTGCGCACCAGATCGCCCGCAGCACCGTCAGTGTCCGTCGTGACGGAGGTGATGGCGGCATTGAAGGTGACATCGACGCGGCCGCGCGGATTGGTCCTGGCGAGGAACGCACGAACGGCCTCGTCGTTCACGAACTGCTCGCCAAGGCTCTGCGGGCGGCCGTCTTCTTGGCCACGGGTCTCCAGCTTGGCGAGAACCTGCTGAGCATGGGTGAGTTGCGCTTGCAGCTCACCTTGCTTGATGAGCAGCTCATCGACCTTTTCCTTAGCCCAGGTGCTTAGCTCGGCATTGCGGGAAGCTTTGACGGCATGCTCTTTGAGCTGCTCGCTCACTTCCTTCAGGCTGTTCTGGATGGTCTGGATGTCTTGTTCCAGGTTCATGATGGTGATCCTTTCAGTTCAGTACACGGGTCAGCGAACGCGCCAGTTCGGCGGTCGCGCTCAATGCGCCAGACTCGATTGCTTGGGTGGGCTCGCCCTCACCTCCACCAGCGGGATCCCCCGCGCTGGACTTCAGCTCTGCAATCAGCTTGACGGCTTCGGATTTGCTCAGGCCGGCCGCCCGGAGCGCGGATTCCACCCGGCGCACGGTCAGGGCCTTGGAGCGTTCCGCCTTCGAGGACCGATCCGCTTCGATCAGCTCGTCGGCAAAACCATGTTCGATGGCGTCATCGCCACCAATCCAGCTTTCGGCGTCCATCAATGCGGCCACTTTCTGCTTGCTCATCCCGGTCTTGGCCGAGTAGATGCCGGCCATTGCGGCGTCGAAACCCTCTAGGGTCTTGGCAAGCTCTGACAGGTCGTTGCGGTTGCCGACCACGGCAACCCAGGCGTTGTGAACCATGAAGAAAGCCGACTTGGCAATTTGCACCTTGTCGCCGGCCATGGCGATGATGGATGCCGCCGACGCGGCAACACCAAGCACCTTCACAGTGACCTCGCCAGGATGGTCGCGAAGCATGTTGTAGATCGCCAGGCCCTCGAACAAGTCGCCGCCAGGGCTGTTGATGTTGACCACCACAGGGCCCTTGCCCATGGAGCGGAGGGCCGCCGCGATGCGCTTGGAGGTCACACCTTCGCCGGTGAAGTAGTCCGCTCCGATGGGGTCGTAAATGCCGATGCTGCGGTCAGAATCGCGCTCGGCGGCCACGATTTGCGGATTCCAGCTCGACAGGGCGCGGGGCGAGAGGTGGAAGCTCATCCCCGCCGGCCGCTCCCACATCGGGGCTTGTGGTAATGTCCTAATGCTCATGTGGGTTCCTTTTTGTTGGTGACGCCCACGGCGTCCAGTGTAGTCATGGCCGACTGAACCGTCAGCACAGCCGCATTGCCGCCCATGGGCTCGCGGTCCTCAAGCTCGCGCACTTCGTCGCGGGTCAGAATGCCGTTGTTGACCATCGAGGCGTAAAAGTTGGCTCGCCCGGCGCTGTCCGCCCGCAAGAGCCCCTCGACCGAGAACTTGGCGTAGAACTTGAGCCGCTCGGCCGGCGAGAGCAAATCTTTAGTGATCGCCTGCTCGATGCGCTTGAGCCACGGGCTCAAGGTGAACGTCAGGAACCCAATCATCTGCTGTTCGATGCCGGCTCCCCAACTGGTGGACTTCTCGGTGTGGCCTACCATCCACGGCGGCACACGAAACCATCTGCAAATGGCTTCGACGGAGAAGGCCCGCGATTCCAGCAACTGGGCATCCGACGGCTTGATGCCGAGCATGCTCGCGTCGGTCCCGCCTTCCAGGAGGGGAGCTTCTCCGCGCTGGATCGACTGTGCCAGGCTCTTCTTGAACTCGGCCCGCTGATCAGGCCTCAGCCACGTGTTCACTTTGTAGAACACGGTTTGTAGCATGCCATTCTTGAACGTCTTGGCCGCCGCTTGCTCGGCAGCAATGGCCGCTCCGAACACTTTGGCCCCGTAGGCAATGACCGACACGCCGTTGATGCCGTCGAGCGTGAAACCCGGTATCGTCCAGATGCGATCTGCCGGGATGCTGCGCTGCGTCCCGCCTGCTTCCCGGTACAGGTAGGTCTTGCGCCCTTGGGTATCCGTAGTTATTGTCAGGCGGTCGGGGTCCAGGAATAGCAAGCCAGCGAGACGACCGGCTACGATCTGCTTTTCGATCCTCGCGGCACCCCTCAGAAGCATCGACGCTACAACTGCCTCCCAGAACACTGTGGCCGTGGAGTCAGCATTCGGCTGGTCGTGGATCAGGTAGTGCAGCGGGTGCTGAGGAGCGTAGCGCTTGCCCTGAGGCGTGCGCTCGTACATCCCCAGCGGAAGCGACGCGATGGTCTCGGAGATGAGGCGCACGCAGGCCCAAACCGCGTCAAGCTGCATGACAGCCTGAGGGCTAACGACCACGCCGCTGTCCACGGCAGGTGCGTAGAGCTCTGGGTCTTTCAACGTCAACGGACGAGAAAAGCCCAGCGAGGCGCGAACGCGCTGCCACAAGCCCGCTTTCATGACGCCACCTTCACAGGGCTTTTGAGCCACGAATCCATACCTGAACGCCCCTCAGGGTTCAGCGACATCAACGAAACCGCGTCGAACATCGCCATCAGCGGGTCGATCTTGGCCGACCCACTGGCCTGTTTTGTGATGAGAATCGAGTTCGCACGGGGCTCAACCTTCGCGTTGCCGACACACCAGGCCATCAAAGGCTGCCCGGCGTGCTTCAGCGTCCCCTCAGCGAGCTTGCGCTCTGCCGTCTTGATCGCCGCGCCGAGCCGCCAGCCCTGGCTAATCCCGACGATCTTTTCCTGCGGGACGCCTGCGGCCACCAAGGCATCAAGGATCGCCCCTACGCCAGCAGGGTCCGCCCCTACTTTGTCCAGCAATCCAGCCTGCTCGATCTCGCATACCGTCGCGGCGACTTCCTCGACATCGCGCCCGAGTTCGTCCACAATCACGAGATCGCCCTGGGCCGCGAAATCTAATAACCTCGGCGCAATCTCCTTGCGTCGATCCAGCACGCTGCGGTGCACCCAGGCTTTCGCCCAGCACAGCCATTCGCGGGTCTCAGCGTCCCGCCCGATCACGCAAAGCCCGAGCAGGTCATCAAGCCCGCCGCCGTCGATGCCAACATCAACGACTTCGGCCCGCTCCAGAATCTGAGACAGGCTCAACGAACACGCCTGACGTTCCCAGAAGTCGGCACCCGGCCAACGATCAGACCGTAGCGCAAGTCCTATCTCGACGTTGAGATGCTTGGCGAGGAACTGCTGCAAGGCGCCGTCCGTCTTGGACTGGCTCTTGCGCAGGTTGTCCTCGAGCCACTCCTGACTGACCGACCGCCCTAGGTTCGGGTTCGTGATGTAGAAGTTCGACGGGTCCAAGTACGCCTTGGACTCGACCATGTGGGCGGGGAACTCGTACAGCACCCCGAGCGTGCGCGGGTCGTGTATCTCGCCGTCACGAACACGGCGCCAATAGTCCAGCCGCTCCTTGAACACGCCGGCCGGTGGCTCGTCGCTCTGCGTGGTCAGGTAGATCACCCACCCCTCTTCCCGCGAAACCTGACCGCCCAGCGCTTCCATGAACATCGCTTCGGCGTTGGAGCGCTTGCCGAACACCCACAACTCATCAACGAGAATCCGGCCCGCCTTTTTGCCGGAAACGGTGTCAGTGTCCGCCGCAACCACCTTCAGGCTGTTCCTGTTCACGCGGTGCGTGATGGTCCTGAAGTGGTCCTGCACGTGAAACAGGGCGCTCAACTCCTCATCGGCCCTGACCATC